AAAAATGCCCCCAAAGGCAAGGTGCCGAAGGAGCTGGTGAAATGAAGAAACAAACCGATTGGGAGGGGTAGATGGCAAAGACAAAATTAACAGAAGCGCATAAGGACCAATGCAGATCCATGTTTAAAGAGGATGGTAAAAGGCCTTGCGAGATCATTGAGTTTTTTAAGAAAACTTACAACATCGATTTAAAATCACCCACCCTGAGTTATATTCTCCACGGCAAGAAAAAAGTAGGCGTGGCGTCAAGGGAGATAGCAAGGCGCAAAAAAGCAAACGATAAGTATTACAGAAAGAAGGCTGGCCAGGGTAAAGAAACAACGCAGCAGACCGAAACAGAGAAGAGTGAATTCGTTATGCACGTCCACGCGGCGTTTGATATTCATAAGAAAGATTTTATTAATCGCGTGGAGAGAGCGTTGGCAATAGTATGATTGAAGCCACAGGCTTTTGCTGGACGTGCGGCAAGGTAATTAAAGAAGGTGAGTTATTCTGTAACTCGAAATGCAAAGAGCAATATGAACGCAACCTGCACCGCGGAGAAAAGACAGGCAAGAAGGCCGGTTATGGTCTTAAAGGGAGTTGCCACTAATGCCCAAAGGAATAAAAGGGTTTCAAAAAGGTAATAAAATAGGGATAGGAAATAAGCACGCTCAAGGTCATTGTCCTTGGAACAAAGGAATAGCGGTAAGCGTGGGAAAAATTTAGAGGCTCATCATAATAAGAAGCCGTTTTTTATTATCCTCGAGGAGTTTTTAAAGGAATATAGCCAATTTTCTCCCATAGAAGATAAAGAAACCTTAGCCAGACTGGCGATAACCTATAAGCCTTTTTGGGATGTAGATAACGGTGAGACTTTATGTAAAAAATGCCACGGAAAATATAAAAAGTTGGCAGGTAGTACGCACTAAAAAACGCGAGGGGTAGGTGAGAATAATGAAGCTGAAAGATTATGTAGGCATAGGTATTGCGGTTTATTTTGCGGTAGTTTTTGCAGCTACGACAGTCTTAACTATATTGGGCTTGTGGCCCTGGTAAAGATTAAGCCGGAGTTTTTATAGGGGAAGAACCCAAAATGGGTTGCTTTAATCAAATCAAAAGCACGGACCCGAGGCTTCTCCGGTATAAATATACCAAAGGTATAAATATACCAGGCAAAACAGAGGGGGTAGAGCTATGAGAGAATGTCCTTGTTGTGGGAGCGTAGTTACTCACGAGCAACTGGAAGTGCGTAAAGCAGGGTTTACGGTTTTTGGGTATAAATTGAAAGAGTTAATGGCGATAATAAGATTTGCAATTAAAAACGGCTACAAATCTTTAACTTGACAAAATGACATAATCGTGGTAATTCAAAAACGAGAGGGGGTAGATAAATGGATAACTTTATTCCGTTAGTCAACAGGGTTATAGAAATACTGGACTCTAAAAAGCGCTTTAAGCCTACAATATCGAAACAACTCAATGACGAGGCATTTAAAAAAGCGCTGGTTAAAAGAATGGCTAAATCGTTAAAAAAGGAATTATTTAGATGAAGCGTCAGCTTGAGCAAGGCGGGTTATTAAGTATCAGGTTTAATGCAGACGGCACTATTTTTATTGCTGAGCCAGGGTTAGAAAGGTTGATAGACGAACTCTAAGATATTCATAAGGTTTGTGCTCATTGTAATGAATTAGGGCATAAGGTTGAGATGGTTAAGTATCGTGGTAATTGCCAAGTTGGCAGCGAGAGGTTTATGTTCCCTAATTATTACCACAAAGGCTGTTTTTTAAAAGCGTTTAGTTTAATAAGGATCCATTAGTGGAGGTTAAAGGATGAAACAAGAATGTAAAAAACTTACTCCGCAGCAAGAACGTTTCTGCCACGAATATCTTAAAGACCGCAACGGCACACAAGCAGCAATCCGCGCTAAATACTCACGCAAGACAGCCCAAGCGCAATCCTCTCGCTTGTTAACAAATGTTATGCTGCGCGCGCGTGTCAATCAGCTGGTTAAAGAACAGCTTGACCGCATAAAAATAAGGTCTGATTTTGTGATAAGAGAGCTTTTGAACAGCGCCACTATAAATATTAAAGACGCCTACGACGAGGGCGGCAACCTTCTGCCTTTAGAGTTTATGCCAGAGCAGTTGCAAAAAGCGATTGTAGAAATAAGGACAGAAGAGCTGTTTGACGGCCGGGGGGAAGAGCGGGAGCAGATAGGCACTGCCAAAACTATAAAAGTAATGGATCGTTTTAAGTCTCTTGAGGCGATAGGCAAGCACTTAAAAATGTTTACTGACGTGGTAGAGCACCGGGGATTAGATAATCTCGCAGACCAAATAAAGAAGGCAAGGCAGAGGAGAAGTCAATGCCAGCGGAGTTTATCCAAGAAGAAGAAATAAAAGCCGAGCGCCAACTCATCAAAGACATGGACTCATTTGAAAGGGATCCTTACGAATGGGTCCTTTATTCTTTCAGGTGGGGCGAAGATGAGCTTGAGGGCTTCGATGGCCCTGATAAATGGCAGGCAGAAGTGCTGCAGTATATCCGGGACCAGCTGCAGACCGGTAAAATGACTGCGCAGGAGGCTATAAGCTATGTGATTCAGATTGCTGTAGCCTCCGGCAATGGCCCGGGTAAGAGCGCCTTGGTGGCCTGGATCATCCTTTGGGGCCTATCAACCTATGAAGATACGCGCGGCGTTGTAACCGCCAATACAGAAACGCAGCTGCGCACAAAGACCTGGGCAGAGTTGAGTAAGTGGTATCGATTGTTTATTGCCAAGCATTGGTTTGAGCTGACAGCCACAGCTATATATGCCAAAGACAAAGAGCATGAGCGCACATGGCGCATAGACCAGGTGCCTTGGAGCGAGCATAATGTTGAGGCCTTTGCCGGCCTGCACAACAAAGGCAAGCGGATTATCATAGTCTTTGACGAGGCCTCAGCCATCCCGGATAAGATCTGGGAAGTTACGGAAGGCGCCTTGACTGATAAAAACACCCAAATACTATGGCTTGTCTTTGGTAACCCCACCAGGAACACCGGCCGTTTTAGAGAATGCTGGGGGAAATTCAGGCACCGCTGGAAGCAATGGCAGTTGGATATCCGTAAGTCCATCCTTGTAAACCAGGATAAGATTAGAGAATGGATTGAAGATCTCGGCATAGACAACGACTGGGTACGTGTCCACATCCTGGGTTTATTCCCTAAGGCAAGCGACCTGCAGTTTATCCCCACTGATTTAGCGGAGAAGGCCAAAGGAAAACAACTGGAGGCGCATAAATACACATTTGCCCCCAAGATCATCGGCGTAGACATGGCCTGGACAGGCGGGGATGAGGTAATTATCGGCATCAGGCAAGGTTTAGTCTACAGGCGCCTGCAGAAATTCGCAAAGAATGATGATGATACTGTAATCGCTGCTGTAGTAGCAGCATGGGAAGATAAAGAGCAGGCCGATGGAGTTATCATTGACTTAGGCTACGGCACAGGCGTTTACTCGATAGGCAAGTCTATGAACCGGCAATGGCTGCTTTGTTCTTTCGGGGCAAAGTCAAGCACTCCGGGATTCGCCAATAAGCGCGCTGAGATATGGGGCAAGACAAAGAAGTGGCTTGAAGAAGGCGGCTGCATTCCTGATGATCAGCAAATGATTGACGACCTGACCGGGCCAGAGGCCTACCCTAATTTAAAAGGCGAGATTGTCCTTGAGTCAAAAAAACAGATGCGAGACAGAGGCCTGGCGTCCCCGAGTAATGCCGATGCCCTGGCGCTTACCTTCGCATTTCCCGTCGTGAAGAAGAAATCCAACCAGCAACCGGAATTCGCTAAGGCTGACTACGATCCGCTTGCATAAAAATAAAACTTGACAAAATGACATAAGTCTGATATAGAAAAAAGCAACGGTAAGTCTTTATAGATACGATTATTTCAGTTAGCCTGATCAGTTAACTGACCAACGGTTTTAAGGGATAATTCGCGGCCGTGCGAGTTATCCCTTTTTTGTTGGGTAGATTTATGACAAACTGACATACAAAAAAGGAGCGGCCTATGTGTTTCGGTGGCGGAAAGATAAAGCAGCCTGAAATACCCCCCGCAGTAACCGCAGCAGCTCAAGCACCCGCACCTACAGCAACAGCATCCGTACCAGAAGAGACAGCCTCACGTTTAGCAGAGAAAAAAAGAAAACTTGCGTTAGCGCAGAAATACGGGCAGGCCAGTACTGTAAAGACATCCGGGATGGGAGATATATCGGCAGTTAACCTTCTCTTGCCGGCAGTAATGGGTACAAGCGGCAAAACAAAGTTGGGGCAATAATGGCAGAAGCCACTCAAACAAAAGAACAGGTTGCTACAGGCCCTGACCGCAAACCATCCGAGCGGCGCTTCACTTCAATGAAGGCCGAATTCCAATCCTACGTCTCCACCCTAAAAGACATTAAGACCTATATCGCCCCCCAGAAAGGCTTCTTTGATGATCAGCCAAACAAAGGTACTGCGATTGACCACAAGACTATCATTGACGGATATCCCAGGCGTGCCTCAAGGACGCTTGCCTCCGGTATGTCAAGCGGTATGACCTCGGCTGTCAGGCCCTGGTTTAAACTCGGGGTAGCAGATCAGGATTTAATGGAAATAGATAGCGTAAAGTTCTGGCTCGATACAGTAGAAGAGAGAATCCGCAATGTTTACTCGCGTTCAAATATATACGGGGCCTTGACTTCATTCTACGGCGAGCTCGGAGATTTTGCTACGGCTGCCATGGGTATCGTTGAAGACCCTGAGACAGTAATCAGGGCAAGGAATTTTACTATAGGTGAATATTATTTCAGTGTGGGCCCGGATGGCAGAGTTAACGGATTTGCGCGCAGGCATTGGATGACCGCAGGCCAGCTTGTTAAAGAGTTCGGCGAAGAGAATGTAAGCGCAGGAGTAAAGAGCGCCTACAGTAGTCTGCAAACGTCAAACGTAGACCGCTGGTTTCCCGTAATTCACCTCATTGAAGAAAACGATACCCGGATACCAGATCAGGCAGACTTTAAGAATATGCGCTATCGCTCAGTTCAATGGGAAGATGGTTCGCCGGCAAATACTTACCTGCGCATAGGCGGTTACGAAGAGTTCCCGATTTTAGGGGCTAAGTGGGGGACTACAACCACAGCCGATATTTACGGTAATCAATCCCCGGGTTGGGACGCCTTAGGTGACTCTAAGGGTCTCCAGAAGCTACAAAAGCAGAAATTCCTCGGTCTTGATAAAAAATTAAGCCCACCTGTTCAAAAAGACGCACTGGTATCAGGCGAAGTAAATACTTTACCTAACGGAATAACTTCGTCCTCAGCAAGTGTACCCAATGCTGGTCTCAGGCCCGTCTATCAAGTAGACATTAGCCTCGCAGACATAGAAGTAAGCATAGAAAAGACACAGGCAGCTATCGGCAGCACCTACTTTATGGACTTATTCTTAATGATATCCCAGTCAGACCGCAGGCAGATAACGGCTGAGGAGATAGCCAAGAGATATGAAGAAAAACTGCTTATGCTCGGCCCGGTGCTTGACGTGCTTGAGGACTTCTTGGATCAGCTGATAGACAGGACTTTCGCAATAATGCTCAGGCTTGGTTTAATCCCAGAGCCCCCGGAAGAACTGCAGGGCCAGGATTTAAAAGTAGAGTATGTCTCGATACTCGCCCAGGCGCAGAAAGCCGTGGGCACAGCGGCCATAGCTGAAGTTTGCGGCTTTGTAGGCCAGCTGGTTACGTTATTCCCGGGAGCCGAAGACAAGCTCGACATAGACGAAGCCATTGAGACATACGCTGACATGAAGGGTATCCCCGCAAGGATCATCAGGAGCGCCGAAGCCGTGGCTGCAATACGAGAGGCCAAGCAGGAAGCCCTTTTAAAGCAGCAGCAGGCTCAGGCCGGTATGCTGGCAGCTCAAGGCGCAGAGACACTTTCTAAGGCCAAACTTGGCGACAATACTGTGCTGGATGCAGTGATTAAAACCATGACCGGCAAAGACGTGGCCCCGAGGAAGCAGCCGGAAAAAGCAACAGCAGGAGCAAGGTAAGGATGCTGACAAATAGAGAAAAAGAAAGGCTTGTAAATGACTACGGTAAAGTAACTAACCTTCGCACGCATTGGGTAGATTACCGTATTAAAGGAACGCCTTACACATAGGTGCTTAACTGATGGATGCCGACGAAAGAAAAAAGAAATTAGCTGAACGCGATAAGCGCCTAAGAGACCGTGAGATAAACGATATAGTAAGCGTTTTGCGTTTAGTTGCGGGTAGGCGATTACTGTGGCGACTATTTACCATAGCCGGTATTTTTCGCAACCCTTTTGCCGGTGATAGATCAGCGACAGATTATAACTGCGGAAAGCAACTGGTGGGCCAGGTATTTTTTGGTGACATAACCCCGGAAGCATTCTTGCAGATGCAGAATGAGTATAAATCGGAGCAGGAAAGTTTAAAAAAGGAAATCCCTCTCGAGCCAGACGACCTTGAATAAACCGATCGTATAGCCCGGCAGGAAACAAAGGAGAAACGATGCCAGGACCAGCAAGCGGCGCACCAGTAGTACCCGCAGCAGCCGCAGCGGGAACAGAGAATGCAGAAGACAAGAGTTTACTTGATGGCGGTGGTGATCCCGAGGCCTCTGCTGCAGCAGCTGCAGGAAAGACCGCGGAAGAAATAGCCGCAGAAAAGGAAGCTCAAGCAGCAGAAGAAAAGCGCATTTTAGAAGCAGACCCGGCTACCTTGAACGACACCGAGAAGGCAACGCAGGTAACGCTTAAAGCAGCCGCAGAAGAGAAACGCCTCCTTGAAACCCCTAAGGAGCAGCTTTCTACGGACGATCAGGCGAAGCAGGCGGTTCTTTTAAAAGCCAAAGAAGACGCAAAGAAGGCAGCAGCAGCAAAAGGCGCACCGGAAACCTATGCTGATTTTAAAGTGCCAGACGGTTTTGAGATCAAAGACGCCTCGATTCTGGAAAGTTTTAAGGGCTGGGCTAAGAAAAATGACCTTAGCCAGGAAGCAGCGCAGGAAGCGATTGACATGCAGATCAAGCATGTTCAGAGTATCGCCGACGGCCTGCTTACCACCTTTAACGAGACCGTAAGCGGCTGGAAAAAAGAAACAGTCGCAGCCTTAGGCGCAGATTACAAGAAAGAACTGGTACATGCCAACAAGGCCATCGTGAAGTTTGGCTCGCCTGAGTTGCGCAAAATCCTGAACCAGACAGGCATAGGCAACCACAAAGAGCTGGTGAATTTCTTTGTGAAGGTAGGTAAGACCATAAGCGAAGACGTGCTTCTGGATGGTACAAATAGAACAGGTCAAAAATCAGACGGAGAGTTATTTTACGGTGACACAATGAAGTAACGCAAAAAGAAAGGACTAAGACATGCCTACTATCGGAAATACGAATTTAACCCTGATGGATCACGCCAGGCGGCTTGACCCGGATGGGAAGATCGCGCGTATCGCAGAGTTGATGAACGAAAAAAACGAGATCCTTGACGACCTTCAGTTTATCGAAGGCAACACCACGACCGGCCATAAATCCACAATACGGACAGGCCTTCCTTCCGTAGCGTGGAGGCAGATAAACCGAGGCATTCAGCCTTCAAAGAGCCAGACCAGGCAGCAGTTATTTACAGCCGGTCACCTTGAAGGTATGGGCAGGATCGATGAATTGCTTGTCAATATAGCGATTGACAAGGCTGCCTTCAGGGTTTCCGAGAATGCGCCGTTTATCGAGGCCTTAGCGCAGGCGCTGGCCGCAACCGTTTTCTACGGCAACGTAGAAAGCTATCCTGAGAGATTCACGGGTTTATCGCCGTATTATTCAGCATTGTCAGGGGCTGATTCATCGGCGAACGTAATAAACGCAGGCGGGTCCACGACCCTAACTTCCACCTGGCTTGTGGTATGGGGCGAGAATACGATCCACGGGTTCTATCCTCGCGGCACTAAGGCAGGTATCATTCACAACGACCTGGGCAAGCAGTTAGTAAACGACGACCAGACCCCGGCCGGGCAGTTTCTTGCCTTTATTGACCAGTTCTGCCTTGACGCAGGCCTTTGCGTTAGAGATTGGAAATACGCCGTGCGTATCTGCAACATCGACATCACCGCGCTTGCAACCGCAGGCGATACGTCGGACAGCTCCGCCAATCTCATCAAATTCATGCTTCAGGCATTAAACAAAATCCAGAGCTTGAATGCCGGCCGTGCGGCCTGGTATTGCAACAAAGAAGTCAAGACGGCCCTGGATATCAAAGCATATAACAAGAGCAACGTGAATTTGTCTATCCGTGAGCTTGAGAACGGCAAGACCTTAACGCAGTTCATGGGTATCCCGATTCGCCGGTGTGACCAGCTTTTAAACACCGAAACAGCTGTAGCGTAAGACTCAATTAACCGCTCATAGAAAGGAGCAATACCATGATTAAGGATGCACATTTGATTTTCGATGATGTTGTAGCACTTACAGCGAGCAGAGCATCTACCAATGTTATAGATATGACCAAAAAAGGAGATGCTGTAGCAGGAGCTGAGCTCTATCTCGTAGTGCGAGTAGGTACAGCGCTTGACTCGTCAGAGGAAGATGCAGTTCTCCAGATTTCTATCGAATCTGATTCCGCTGTTGGTTTTGCCACAGCGAAAGTGATATTAGCCAAATCGGATCTGATAGCCGAAGCAGCATTAACGGCCAAGACGACAATCTGGAAGATAAAACTTCCTCCAGGCCTGAAGCAGTTTGTGCGTTTGTACTACGCCGTAACGGTTCATAACTTTACTGGCGGCACCGTCGAAGCGTTCTTAACGCCGGACGTGAACATAGCATAAGCAGGAACTGAGTAAGGCCCGTTCTACTCTCCAAGGGTGGAGTGGGCCTTCTCATTAACCAGAGAGGAGAACCATGAGTGTATATTACAACTTCAAAAACGTGGCCGAACTGGTCGACCTGCTTTGCGCGGTTTTTGACACAGCATCAGGTCATGACCATGACGGCACGAATTCAAAAGCAGTAACTACCGGCACTCCGGCAGACAACGCAGTTACGACTGCAAAGATACTCGCAGGGGCCTTGGCGGCCTCAGCTGCAGGTAGAGGAAAAATGGCGACAGGCTTATTTGATGCCGCCACAGTATTGGACAAATTCGCTGCGGATAGTTTTACCGCTGCGGTTTTGTTGCAGTTGATTCAAAACGGAGCGTTTGCAGCTGACGCCGCAACGCGCGCTTTATTTGCGGCAGGTATTTTCACGCCTGAACAGCTAAGCGCTGCGGCTAACACCAGAGTCATGGTGATTCCCATTGAGGATCTGGCAGCAGGCGCAGATATCGCCGACAGGACTTTACTCTATGCCCCGGCAGGCATAGATATCACCTTAGTGAGCGTGGGTATTGTTCCCAGGGGTTCAAGCGCAGGCATTGATGATGGAAACACAGCCGTTATTGCTTTAAAGGACGGCAGCGCAAATGCCATTGTGAGCAAGACCTATGACACAGACCCGCAGCCTCCGGCAGCAGGAGTTATTGGGGATCTCGGAGCGCTGAGCGGAACATACAAAGTGCTGTCTGCTGGCGAAAAGCTCGTATTAGACGTTACACAAGGAGCAACAGCGAATCTTCCGGCGTTTGACTTGCAGATCGTCTACACGGTAGCGACAGCAGCATAAGGAGGTGAACGTGGCAAGGTATAAAGTTAAAGTAACCTGCTATGGATTCAGGAATGCGCGTTATGAAGAGGGCGACATTATCGAGGCTGACCCAAAGGAAAATCCGCCCCCTGAATACTTTGAGCTTTTAAAAGAAGGCAAAGTTAAACCTGAACCTGCAGCAGGGCCGCAGGGACCAGAGCCGCAAACAATGGCAGATATTGAGCGCGAAAACCTGCTCGTTGAAGCAAAAGGCTGCGGTATCAAGGACGAAGACGCAAAACTGTTAACGAACGATGAATTACTGGCGGTCTTGGCTAAGGACATAAGCCGGCAGAAAATCCAGGCCATAATCCAGAAGGCTAAGAAACGCCAGGTAAAGTGATCCACGGCGGGTGAGCCTAAAAACTCACCCGTTTTTTTTAAGGAGGAAAGCATGTCAATAACTACTTTAGATGGTGTAATCGCAGGTATGCAGTATCCAAGAGATTTTACAAAAGTAGCAACGCCGGCATTAGTGGCAGGTCGTCCTCATTCTTTGTTTTATTTAGCAGGTGCACCAGGGGCAGCAGTAGCACCTACGCCTGGAATTGCGGGAGTGGCGCTTACAAGTTATCTGGGACAGATACCTTTTACAAATCCTGTTTCTGGAAATTCTTATTTAGCAAGATTTGTTGGGCAGGCAACAATAGCAGGCAGGTTGCTTTTGTGTGATAGGCTTTGGCATAATTCTGGGATGAGCATAACATCAACGTCGGCTCAAACTATCAATAGTGTTGAATGGCCCGCTCGTGATGCTAATGGAACAATAAATGGAGAAGGCGTTCTGATTGGCGTCGAGGTGTCAACAATTTGGGGTGCAGGTGCGCCAGTTCTTTCCATAGTTTATACCAACCCGGCGGATGCAGGGTCAAAAACAGGAACGGGAATTTTGACAGGAGTTACTCTTTCGGCAATAGGCGCATTTTATCAAATTGGTTTGGCGGCAGGGGATACGGGAGTGAAATCAATACAAACATACACACGGAACGCTTCAAGTGTAACGGGGGTAGAGCATTTAGTAGCTTACAGAATTTTAGCAAGTTTAGAATTAACGGCGGCAAATATTCCCAATGCTATTGATGCCCTTACCTCTGGTTTTCCAAGATTATTTGATAACACAGTTCCTTTTTTAATATTTATTCCCTCGACAACGACCGCATCGAATATATCAGGTGGAATGATTGTAACGCAAGGATAGAAATATGGTAATAACAGGAAGGGGCAATTTTCCCTTTAGTAGCAGATGGATGAACGGAAGGAAAAGAGATACCCTTAGAAAGCAGATATTTTGGGCTGATACAGACCAATCAATCCAGACAATAACGATGGATTGGTTTTTTGAGGCTGCAGGGGGAGCAACAATATACTCCGGGGGTATTGCCACAGGCATAGGAAGGGGTCTGCGATGAGGAAATTATTTAAGTATATTGCTATTGGTATATTCCTAATCTCTATATGCACTCCTGCCCTTGCCCTTGAACTTACCCGTCAGAAAAACACCGCTACAGTAATATCGTTTCCGATTATCAACTCAACCGGCTCGGTAATCCCCAACGCCACAGGGATAACATCGCAATATTCTTATTGGAGTGATGGCACCCTGCCAAGCAATTTTACGAATACGGCGAGTTCGCCTGTTCAAATTCAATATTCGGGTAGATATTCTCTTAACCTGACAGCCGCAGAAATAAATTATACTTATTGCTATATAAAAGTAACTGCTACCTCTGCACTCGATGAGGATATCCTTATCAGGATGATCATCGGCAATCCCGCAGACATTGCTACGACCGCCTCAACTGATGCCACCAATGCGACGGTGAATACGATTAACGATACGGTGAACGCGGCGAATGCCAGTATCATCCTAATCAATACCTCGGCCGCAAATGCCAACACCTCTGCCTACCAATGTAATATCACAGAAGGATTACAGAACGCCACCTGGACATCAGCAAAGGCAGCGTTTCTCGATTTCGCCTTGTCTACGATAAACGCTAACCTTACCACCTTAACCACCATTGAAACTAACCAGAATAATACCTGGACTTCGGCAAAAGCCGGATATCTTGATATCGCCGTTTCTTCTCGCGCTAACGGCACAGATTATAATGTAACTCGCGCAGCTAATCTTGATAATCTCGATGAGTTGATATCCTCAAGAATGGCCACGTTCACCTATACAGCACCGGATAACGCAAACATAACGGCTATCAAGGCAAAGACAGACAATTTAACATTTACTACAGCAAATAAGGTTGATGCGCGGGCCTTCACGGTTGACGACAAAACCGGTTATTCTTTAACAGGTAACCAAACCATAAACATAACCGGCAGCCTCAGCGGATCTGTGGGGAGCGTGACCGGAGCAGTTGGAAGCGTAACGAATTTAGTCAATATCACGCAGTCCGCCGCAGATCTAATCTGGAATACCACGCGCACCGGCCACACAGGCGCCGGCACGTTCGGATTATACCTTGATGCGCAGGTATCAACTATTGGTGGCGGAAACTTAACTGAGCAAACAATATGGGAATATTCCAGCAGGTCATTAACTGACGGCGTTACCGTAACCACAAACAATGACAAGACCGGTTACCGATTATCGTCCACAGGAATAGATGAGGTATGGGACGAGTTAAGCGTAAGTCACAATACAACCGGTTCATTCTCGGAATTACTGAACGGTAAAAAAGACGCTAACGGAAATTATTCCGACTTAGAAAACCTGATAAGAGTGCACAGGTAAGGAGAGGGGTATGGACAATTTTTCCTATATTAGGGTAAACACGGCTTACGCAATCGTCCAGGCCATCCCGGAGAGCCTGGAGACCGACACAGTAACCGTAGAGATCAGGCGCTTATCCGACGGTTATACCTGGAATTTTTCAACCTTGGCATTTGAGTCAGGGGAACATTCAGCCGCAGCAATATTTGTTAACGACATTATATGGAAGCAGGGATTTACGCCCCCCGATGAAGACACTCATATTGTTACGATTGAGGACGAAACATTGGATGTTAAATACATCCAGGTATTGCAATCTCTGGGGGCAGAGGAATTCCCCGAATCAATACTTACAAGGACGACTACATCAGATATCGCCATCTGCAATCTTGCCTTGGCCCACCTTGGAGAAGACCCGATAGTGTCTTTGACCGATGAGAATAAGAGCGCCAGGTCGCTAAACAGGATTTACGAGCTCTCAAGAGACGTGGTGCTACGGATGAAAGACTGGAGATTTGCTTCAGTAAAAGCAGCGCTTGCCGAGGTGGCTGACCAAGAAGTCCCCGGCTGGACGTATATCTACGCCTATCCAGCAAAGTGTTTATGTATCCGCAAGGTGTTTATTGATGTTGAAAACAAAAATCCAGACCCCATTGAATACGAAACGATATTTATTCCGGGAATTAACCAAAAGGCAATTGCCTGTAATTCCGAGCAAGCCTACATAGAGTTTACTTATCAGGTTACCGACGCTACGTTATTTGATATGGCGTTTGTCAACGCATTTTCATTCCTACTGGCCGCTCAGGTGGCAAAACCATTGACCGGCGACGATACAATAGCAAAGACAATGCTCCAGATTTACGGCTCGATGGTAAGCGACGCCGCGCGCATCAATGATATAGAAAAATATATTAAACAAGCCCAGACCTCAACCTTTGAGGAAGCAAGATAAAAATACCAATAGGAAGGAGCCAATATGGCACTAAAAGACTTAGGAACCAAACGCGATAAGACGGTATTTGAGGGTCCGGCGTCTGCAAAAGATTTTCCAACAGTAACATACCCGAAGGTAGATTTGCCTCTATCGTTTATCGAGGGCAAAGACGTCAAGCGTGACGATGAGGTAGAGATAAAAATAAAAGCCAGGGTGTGTGGATATGAAGATAACGAATGGCGTAAAATCGTTACCTTTGAATTAAAAGAAGGTGAGATTGTAGGCAAAGACTCAAAACAGAAAGAAAAAAATACGCTTTTAGGATAAAACTATGCCGCAGCCCGTTTTTGTATTAAAACCGTCATTCTCGGGTGGAGAATTCGCGCCGAGTCTTTGGTCGCGCGTAGACCTGCAGCGCTATGGCTCTGGCTGCAGGGTACTGCGTAATTTTATTGTCCATCCTCACGGCGGGGCTTCTAACCGGCCCGGCACTCAATATATAACAACCGCAAAATTCAGCGACAAAAAAGCGCGGCTTGTGCCTTTTGAGTTTTCTACTGAGCAGGCATACATGATAGAGTTTGGCGAATATTACTGCCGTTTCTATATGAACGATGAGGCTGGTAAAGCCGGCCAGATAATCGCCCCGGCAGATACGGCAGCTTGGGCGACAGCCACAGATTACTATATCGGAGATTTTGTCAAGGTAACTGACATAGTCTATCGTTCCAAGACCAACCATACCTCAAATGGTACTACCCACAACACGCCCCCGGGTAACACTACGGATTGGGAGGCATCCAGTATCTATGAAATAGAAACTCCCTATGACAAAGATGATTTGGCGGATTTGCAATTCGCGCAGTCGGCAGATGTTCTATATATATGCCACCCGGATTTTGTTCCCAGAACGCTCTCCAGATATTCGCATATAAGTTGGCGGCTGGAGTTGTATCCTTTCGAAGACGGGCCATTTATGCCCTCCAATGTTACCGACATAACGCTTGATCCTGAGGCTGTGACGGGCACAGGGATAGAGCTGGAGGCTTCCGACGATTTATTTGATGAAGATCAGGTCGGGGCGTTATTTAAGCTTGAGCATTATATCGAAGGTCAGGCGTATACAGGCGCGCTAACCGGGACCGGCCCTGGCTCTTCTGTTAAATGCGGCGGCACGTGGCGTCTGATAACCCACGGCACATGGACAGGAAAGATACGCGTAGAAAAATCAACTGATGGCGGGGCAAACTGGACGGTGATTAGGACATTCAGCTCTGCTGACGACCTTAACCAGAACACCTACGGAGAAGAAAGCGAAGACAAGCCGTTCCTCGTCCGTGTAAATTGCACCGCTTATACAGGCGGAACGATTAACGTAGATTTAACTACTGATGCCTTTACGCAAACAGGGATAGTAAAAATAGTTGGGTATACCAGTCCGACTGTAGTGACTGTGGATGTGTTGACAGAAATAGGCGCGGATTCCCCTACGGCAGACTGGGCAGAGGGTTCTTGGTCTGAATACAGAGGGTATCCAAGAACGATGACTTTTTATCAAGACAGGATAACGTTTGCCTCAACTCGCGCAGAGCCGCAGACTGATTGGCTAACAAAAACCAGTAATTACATAAATTTTGGGCGCAGCAACCCTCTTGTTGATTCAGACGGCATAACCGTAAATTTGCCAAGCCGCAAGATGAATGCTATAAAAAATCTCGTGTCCTTGGGTGAAATTCTTGTCCTTACTTCGTCAAGCGAATGGAGCATAGGTTCGACTTCAGGCGGGATCATTACTCCTACTTCTATAAGCCAAAGGCTTCAGGGATATCGGGGGTGCTCCGGGGTCGCGCCGGTAGTTATAGGAAACCGCGTTATATATGTGCAGCCGATGGGTTCTATTGTAAGAGATTTGGCATACGATTATGCCTCGGATGGTTATATTGGGGATCCGCTAAGTTTGCTATCTAATCACTTATTTCAAAACCACCAAATTATAGACATGGCATATCAGCAGGAGCCGGACAGTCTTTTATGGTGCATAAGAGACGACGGATTGCTTCTCTCGTTGACTTATTTAAGAGAGCAGGAAGTGATGGCCTGGGCTTGGCACGATACTGACGGAGACTTTGAATCAGTTGCGAACATCCCAGGGGATACTTACGATGAGGTGTGGTTTATAGTAAAGCGTGGCTCAAGCAGGTTTATAGAACGCTTAACGCAGCGCATGGTTTCCACTGATCCCAGGGATCAGTTTTTTGTGGATTGTGGAATAAGTTATGACAGCCCGGTAGTAATAACCGACGCTACACAAACTGAGCCGGTAGTGATTACCACATCCGAGGCGCACGGCTTTGAAGACGGTGACCTCGTGGATATCCTCAACGTAGAAGGAATGACTGAATTAAACGGTTTGAGGTTTAAAGTAGCAAATAAAACAGACGATACCTTTGAGCTTACCGACCCTGAGGATGATAGTGACATAGACGGCACGGAATACGCAGCTTATGTTTCCGGTGGAGAGGTGCGCAAGGCTGATATAACCTTTGAAGGATTAAGCCACCTTGAAGGAAAAACGGTAGCAGTTCTGGCCGACGGTAGCGTCATACATGATCTCGTGGTAACAGACAGTGCAATAACACTTCCCGTTGCCGCCTCTATCGTCCATGTCGGCCTGCCGTATGTTGCTGACATTGAGCCGTTGAGCATAGAATTAAACCTGGAGACAGGGACTATGCAGGGTAGGTTGGTGCAGGTTGCAAAGGTAAGGTTTAGCTTCTTAAATTCAAGCGGCGGTTGGATAGGTCCGGATGAAGATAACCTGGATGAGATAACCCTTTCGCGCACAAGCGAACCGATGGGGTCTCCCATAGAGTTATATACAGGTTTTCATGAACAACCGATATCCGGAGGATACAAAGAGGGGGCCCGGGTATTTTTTAGGCAAATAGACCCTCTACCGGTGACTATCCTTGCAATTATCCCGGTAGTCACACCGAGCAGATAAATGATTTATTACGAAAAACACGGAATATTGGTGCGGACATCAGAACCTACAGACGTAGAAGACATGAAAAATAATCTACGCAAGACAGATATAGACGAAGTTTGGGCCAGCCACCACCACTCGCCGGCAGAGGCACTGCGGCTATCCTTTGAAATGTCAGAATTGTGCCTGACTGTATTATTTAGAGGAACACTCGTGGCCATGTTTGGCATATCTCCTGAAACCTTGATAAGCGACAGCGCGACCATTTGGCTTTTAGCAACCGATGGATTTAATGCCGAGAGGCTTAAGTGCGTCCGTAAATCGCTGATTAAAGAATGCCGGAATTTTATAGATATGTTTCTTGAGGAATGCCCTGTTTTATATAATCACGTGGACGCGCGTAATAAATCGTCAATCAAATGGCTCAGGGCCTGCGGGGCAGAGATAGAAGAAGCCAAGCCTTATGGAGCAGAAAATATACCTTTTCATTATTTCTCATTTCGGAGGGAAAATGCTGTTTAAAAAAGGCATGTCTCCTTGGAATAAGGGGTTAAAAACTGGACCTAACCCAGAACATTCCGAAAGAATGAAGGGGCGCATTCCCTGGAATAAAGGCAAGCACCCTGATTATCTACAGGGAGAGAACCATCCTATGTATGGGAAGCATCCAACAGCGTGGAATAAAGGGAAAAAGGGCTACCATATACATTCTGAGGAATTTAAAAATAAACTAAGGGCAAGGTTAACTGGTAAAAATAATCATGCCTGGAAAGGTGGTTTCTGTAGAACAAAAGAATGGCATGCTAAATCATTTAAGGAATGGCGCCGCAGAAATCCTTTATCCGTAAAAGCCTCTTACCATAAGAGAAGAATTCTGCTTTCTGATTTAACTCTTCAGGTAATTCAGCAGGTCTATGAGGACAATATCAAGCAGTATGGCACGCTGACCTGCTATCTATGTTTAGAGCCCGTGCCTTTTGGTAAAGACCACCTTGAGCATAAAACGCCATTATCGAGAGGTGGGGCAAATGATAGAAAAAATTTGGATGTTGCTTGCCAAAAATGTAACTGTAGTAAAAATAATAAAACAGTGGAGGAGTATAAAACGGAGGTGCAAAATTTGTGACCCTGTAAGTTTGACTGTTACTGGCCTTGTTCTTACCGCCGCAGCCGGCGGCATGGCCGCGTATGGTCAATATTCGGAAGGTGAATCACAAAATAAATACTATCAATACTTGGCTGATTCAAATGAACGCCAGGCCAGGGCGCTGCAAAAGACAGCTGAAGATAGAGTAAGCCTTGCCCAGAATGAAGCGGCGAATAAAGCAAAAGAATTAAAAGGCGAGGTGGCCAGCGTTGAAGGCGCGCAAAAAGCTGCTATGGCTGCAAACGGAATCTTCGGCGTAACTGCGGAAGATATCGCTCTCGATACTTTTAACAAAGCAAAGCTTGATGAAGGCAATATCCGCTATAACGCAGACGTGCAATCCTGGGGAATAAGAAAAGAGGCGGCAGAGGATGAGATATCGCTAATGGAGCAGTCCGGGCTGTATAGGTTTGCCGGAAAAGAAGCTCGCCGCGCCGCAAGGATAAATATGACAACGACATTACTGGGTACGGCCGGGTCAATGTTTTTAATGGGTTCAAAGATACCGGGTGGCGGCGGAAACTCAGGCGGTAAGATTATTTCAACAGGCCCCCAGGAAGTAGCCGGGCATAAATTTACTACCGCCTGGTCACCCAATAAACTTTTTTAGGAGAAGATATGGCAATTAAGGTCCCTACATACGAGCGGCAAGTGAGTAAGATCGCTCCGAACGTCTCCACTAAGCGGGAATTAAGACCGCCGGAAGATGTTTTTGGAGGAAAAACTGCGCAGGCTAATCAGCGCCTTGGAGAAACTGCCATGCGTATAGGCGAGGCTTTAGCGCTAAGAGGGATAGAGCGCCAAAGAGAAATAATGGCAAAGCAGGTTACAGATCAGGATACGGCATTCCGGCAGGAAATGCAGAATGTTTTATACAACGAGCAGGCCGACAAGAAGGGCAGGCCCCTGGGATTTTTAAGCCGCAAGCTTGAGCAGGCGCAAGGTAGTATCCCGGAGTTTGACAGCATATACACAGGAATAAAAAATAAATACCTCAGCAATGTTCCGGCTGCCGAGCAAAAAGAAGCCCTTGGCCGGTTGCTTGACTCAAGCTACTTAAGCCACAGGGATACCATTATCCGGCATGAACGCCAGCAGACCGACGAAAGCATTCAGAATTCTTTTAATTCAAACCTGGAAATCCAAGTAAACGAAGCCGCACGCCTGCAGGATGGCCCGTCAGTTATAAGAGCGATAGATTCAGCCGTGGCTACACAGGGCGAGTTAAGTAGGATAAACGGATATGATGCTAAAACCATTGAAGCTAAAAAAATAGAGATTACCGGGAAAGTGGCAAAGAGCGCATTTGCAGCCGCCGCTGATGAAAAGAATCTAATCAAGGCGCAGTCTATTTATAATGCCGTAAAAGGCAAGATACCGGCTGAGACAGAAGAAAAGATGAAAGAGCAGGTTGAGAGCGGCATTCCTTATGCTATCTCCATACAAGACGCTTTCCTGGATCCTATAAGCACCCGCCAGAAGCTTGAGAAGAACGCCTACAACATTAAAGACCCTGTAAAGCGCAAGGCAGCTTATGATTTTACCAATACGCTTGCCGAGCAGATGATAAGCGACAGCCAGGAAACCCGACACAACGAACTGCTGGATAAGCTTTCCCAGGGGAAGCTGGCCTTGGTAGATATAGAGAATGAGCTGCAGGTGCCGGAAGAACAGGGCGGACTAAAGAAGAAAATGCTCGTAAACTACCAGACCGCGCTGCAACGTGGCATTGAAAGAGATTTAAACCGGATGCTGCAGGAGAAAACTCCCGATAAAGAACCTACAAAGCGAGCACAACAGGTTAAGGAATATAACGACTTGATAGAAGCCTTCATAAACGAAGATACCGATAAATGGCACGCCCGCGAGAAATTATCTCAAGCCTATGCCGACGGGATAGTAAACTCAACCGAGGCGAAATTCCTGGATACTTTAAAAACAAACCTCAAAGATATTGAATTTAACCGCAGTTCCGGGCCCTTGGTAAATACAGTCAAGGCAGTAAAATCGTGGTTGCACAATAACAACGCCAGCGACGAAGAAATTACCAGAAGGATTAAGCAGTTGCTTGGTACTCTATCGCAAGAAGGGACAGTGCCGCAAGACGCCGCGAAAGCCATAATGCAGGATCACATAAACAGCAAAATCCCCGAGCTCGCAACTTTTTCTCCAAAAGGCCAGCTGATGATGGACGCTTATGGCAATAAAGCTATGGTGTATCCAGACGGAACGATTGAGCCGGTAGTAACTTACAAAGAGAAAGAGCAAAAAGCACAATAAAAAAGGAGGAAGCATGCACTACAAAGACGGAACACCAGCAGCAATAGGCGATAAGGTAAAAGGTAAACCCTATAACACTATAGGCGAGGTTGTCGGAGAGATGGTTTCTATTACTCCAGGGTCAGATTCTTGTAATTGCATTGTTGCATTTGTGGAAGTATTTGATTTAGATAATATGCCCTGCGGTATGCCAGGGATGATAATTCAAGGGGCAGATATAATTAAAAGGTTTGTAGTGCTTCGTCAAGATTACGGCCAGTGTAGTGATTTCTTAAAGATAGTGTAATTACACTGAACATGGTGAAAGCGAGAGATAAATAATGTCGGGATTTGATTTCAAAACAGCCGTCCCCATAGTAGAAGAAGGTGGAGTAGCTACCATGCCGCCGGAGTTCGATATTAACACCGCTCTGCAGGTAACTGAACCGCTTGACGGCGAGAATGCTTACGCCGCCTTCCAGAGATCAACCTTTCATAAATCAATCCAAGATGCTATAAGCCGCCCCATGTCCGAGCATGAGGTTCAATTTATCAAGGACACTGAAAGCCGGGACCCGGGAGCGCTTAGGTCTTTTGCTATTCCCTACACCGAGGGCGTGGTGGGCTTTTTTACCAAAGCGTTTTTAGGCAAACGTCCGGACTTATCAAAGCCGTTCGGACTTAAAGAAGGCGCAAAGACAGAAGGTGAGCTCCAGGAAGAAGCCGCCATGCAGAAAGGCCACCCGGTAGCTTTTACCCTGGGCCAGATTGTAGCCGGCACAGCGCCTTTTATTGCTACTGCGCCGTTATTCCCGGCAGGACTCCTTGGCACCTTAGCAACCTTTGAGGCTGTAGGGATAGCCGGAGAGCTTGGTCGCCAGCGCACAGAAGAAAGCCTGATGATGCCGGTAGCTGAAAGGGCGCTTGCTTACGGCAAAGAAGTAGCCAAGAGCGGCATTATGGCGCCGATTTGGTATTTCTCGGGAAACTTCCGGTTTATAGGCAAGCCATTTTTATCAGCTATGACCAGGGCCGGAGTAAGAGGCACGGCAACCGCAGGCCTGGAGGCAGTATTCGGTGAGAATCTCGGAGAGGCATTAAAGCAGGGTGGAATTATGACGGCTTTATCGCTTATGTTTGAGGCTCCTTATTTAGCAAAAACCGCTCTGGGTAGAGGCATACTTAACAGAGCCAACGCCATAATGAATGAGAAATACCCAGGGTTTAAGTTTGAAAAGATGGCACCGAAACAAACGGCTTACGATATAGGCAAAAAAGAGATAGTAGAGTTGCCAGACATAGACTCTTGGGATCAGGCAACCACAAGAGCCAATATCTTTGATTTGGTGAGGGGATTCTACAATCTTATGCGCACCAAGATAGAAAAAGTCGGTATGCCCCCAGACCCGGCAAAGCAACTTACTTATGACAGATTGACATATACCCCTAAAACACCCCCTACGGAAGCACCAGGCGAAGCAGGCGGGGCAATCTGGGCTCCAGTGACCCCAACTACGCCCAAAGCAGGTGGAATGGCGCATTTGCCCGAAAAAGCCCCTATTTTTTACTCAAAGATGGCCGCAACCTTGGCCGAAAAGATGCCAGAATCAGCACCAGTAGAGCAGGTTCGCGGTATCCTGCAGAGCGCTCAGATACCTAAAGAAGGAATAGAATGGTCTGGTATAGAGAATTTTCTAAAAGGCAAGGATAAAATTTCCAAAACCGATCTTCTTGATTATCTCTCCAAGAATCAGGTAGCGATAGAGGAAGTGTGGAAAGGCGTTGATAAAGAAAGTGTTACTGAATTAGATAAAGCCAGAGATAAAGCAGCAAAAAAGATATTTGGAGAAGATAGATATTTTAACTTACCAGAAGAAATGCGAGCCGAGATAGATGCGGCATTGGAAGATAAAGGTTATGATACAAGCGTTGGAGAGAGAGGAACTAAATTCTCTCAATACCAACTTCCTGGTGGTGATAATTATAGAGAGGTGTTGCTTACCGTCCCAGAGGAACAGTTGCAAAAAGAAACCATTGATAAGCTACGAGAAAAATACGGGGTAATGCGCGGCAAAGAGAAAATTTTAGATTGGGGTCTCGTGCCGCAAGCAGAACGACAAGCATTACCTCAATACAAATCTTCTCACTGGGACGAACCTAATGTCCTCGCGCATGCGCGTCTTACTGATCGCACAACTCTTGACGGTAAAAAGGTTTTATTTATCGAAGAGATACAGAGCGATTGGGCGAAAGAAGTAAGAGGTGTAGACGTTGGCAGAAAAGCAGAACTACAAAAGATACTCCCGACAAAAAGAACAGAAGCTGAAAGCGAAGAATTAGACAGATTAATGGTGACCAGCGAGAAACCAACTCATTCTCTTCTCAAGCATTGGCAACCCCTTATCCTTAAGCGCCTTCTTCGTTACGCCGCGGAGAATGGCTACGACTATATATCATGGACTACAGGTGAGCAACAGGCGGAGAGATATGATCTAAGTAAACAGATTGATTCACTCGAATATTATAAACAAGGTAAAAATTATAAAATCTTCGGAACAAAGAACGACAATACCGTGATAGAGCAGGTTGTCCCCGATGATAAGCTTGATACTTTAGTGGGTAAGGAAATAGGAAAACGAATAAGGGCAGGCGAAGGAAAGCGAACAGAATCCGAGTTTGGAAAAGGCGGTATCCTGGAAGGAACTAATTTACAAATAGGCGGCGAATGGGCTAAGAACCTCTACGACCGCCAGATACCGAATATTTTAAAGGATTTGACAAAAAAAGAGACAAAAGAAATTTTATTAAAACAGCCAGATAGATTTATTAAACAAAAATTCCTTGCGATTAGGCAGGTTAAAGAAAGCGAGTCAGCGGAGATATACGATAAAGATACTGGAAAAGTTTATGACTGGTTTTCTTCTGCTCCTACTTATCAAGAAAATGCGAAGTTGGCTCGTGAAGCACTTAATAAATCTGCAGAAGAACTGTCTCAACCCGTACTTATAATAACCCCAGAGTTAAAACAAAGACTCCTTCAGGAAGGTCAGCCGCTTTTTGGCAAGATGCCACAGGACGTAGGTATTCCCGGCAAAGAATTTTCCGGCTTAAAAATCTTCCGTATGGACGAAGAGGTCAAGCTCGTAAATACCAAAGGCGAAATCGTAACTCTACCTAAAGGCGAAGAATACCGGGTGCTGCCGGTTCTGGACAGCGAAGGCAATATCGTGCCGAATAAGGTGCGCCTGCAGGATGGCAAGCAAATTACGGTATTTGAGGGCGAGTTAAGAAAACTTAAAGGCAAAATGCTGGGTGAGGGAGAACAGCCAAAGGCCGGTGGCAAATTCTATCCGATACCCCTTGCTATCCGGCTTAAAGACGGCACGGTGATCACCGACAAGACCGCAAAAATGCACTCCGATATTATTAAGAAAAAAGGCATAAATCCCGACGATGTTCAGGACGTAGGGATTATGAGCAGCGAAGGCGTCTATGAGGCAATGAAACTTCCAGATGAAAAAGGCGGCGCACCGATAATTAGTCGTCCAGAAGAAGAGAAACCCAGTCCCCGTATCGAACAGCGCAAGGCCGATATGGAGCTCTGGAATACTCCAGACATTACTGACAAGCTGATGGCCTCCGAGAAGGAATTCTTAAAGAAATATATCGATGAGAAAAAGAGTTTAAAGCAGATCGCCAAAGAAATCGGCGAGGATATAGAGGACGTAAAGAAAACCGAGATGTGGGCACACGCTCACATGAATGAGATAGCCGATGAGCTGCGCGCAGAAATGGAAGAGGCTGGCGGAGAAGAGCAGCTCGCGCGCAAAGGAGAACTGAAGGCATTCCTCCAAGGCAAACTCAATCCTGAATTAAAAACGCAGGGCGAATATTCAAAATTAAAGCTTCTACCCTGGCTCTGGGCCAAAGAAGGGGAAGGCGTAGGCGCGGATAGTCTTACCGAATTATCGAGCATGGGATTCCCCGTAGAATCGGAAGGGGACATTATCGGCCTCATAGAATCATATTTTAGTAAGGAAATCGAAGGCCGCGCTGCAGAAACCGAGGCTCAATACAACAAGGCCAGGCGCACAGGATTGAAGCGTATGGCAACAGCAAAGCCACACAAGGTAAAGCCGGCTAAGCCAGAGCGAGAAATAACCGGCGTAGGCAACGGTTCAGTTATCAGCACAAAAGAAGATATCGACTTTGAAGAGCGCGCCAAGATTTTTAAGGGTATGCCTTTTGCTTTATTAGGCAACAAGGCCGAGGTTCTGGCCCGTTTGCCGAGCAAATTTAAAGCAGCAATAAAGCAGGGAATTAAAAAAGTATACGACCTCTGGGGAGGGGCAAAAGGATATCGCGCTGGCTTATTCTCAGATA